TTACAAAAAAGTAACTTCTTTTATTTTGCCTTCTTTAATATAAATTTTATCAATTATTTTTAACCAAAATTTTCTTTTTTCATCTATATTAAAAGTATTATATATATCAGGAATGTCTTTATTTATTAACTCATTTAAATATGTAAAATCTTTTTGAGGTTTTTCTTTTTGTTCTTCTTCTAATTTTAATATTTCTTTATTTATTTTGATATAATCTTGCTTGTAATCTTCTTTAGAAATTAAATCATCTAAATATAAATCTTTTAATTTTGAGAGTTTATTTTTTAAACTATTTATTTTTATATTGTTTTTTTGTGGTTTGGGTTTTGTTTTGATTATAGATTTCGAAATATATTGTTTACACAAATATTTTAAATTATTTATTAGATATTCTTCTACTGATTTATCTGATATAACTTTAGAATTTTGACATTGCTTCTCATTTATTCCGACCTTGTATTTGTATTGCTTATCACAAAAATAATTTATTATTTTGTTTTTACTTCTATAATCTACTTTACGAACTAATCTAGATTTACAATAATAACAATATAACATTCCTGCAAAAATAGAAGGTATATTTTCTTTTTTTAATACTTTTTCAACTCTAGGCAACAAGTTTTGAACTTCGTTAAAAAGTTCTTTATCCATAATAGGAGGAATGTAGTTATCTAAATATACATTTTTTCTATACAACTTATATTTTCCAATATAAGCAGTTTCGCGTAGGTAATTAAATAGAGCATCTTTACCTTTCCCAGGAAAATGTTTAACAAAGTAACTATAAGTTTTTTTATGGTCACCATTTACAGAAATAAAATATTTATATAGATTTCTAATATTTTCTGCTTCTTCTGAATCAATTACAAATTTTTTATCTTTTATTTTATATCCATATTTAGTAGTGCCAGAAGTTACTTCTCCTTTTTCACGTTTATTTTGGAATACGAACTTTATTCTTTCAGAAGTTTTTCCAATTTCTCTTTGTGCTAAAGATACTTTTAGATTAAACATAAACATACCATCGGCTGTAGAAGTATCAACATCATCTTCGTCTATTGCTTTCATATTGCAATTATTATCTTGTAATATTTTATTTATATTATTAGCATCTAATACATTCCTACTTAATCGATCAAGTTTTGTAAATAGTATCATATCATATGCAACTGACTTATCTAGCATTTTTTGTAATGCTTTTCTTTTTTTCATAGAAGAAGCAGAAATTCCTTCATCTATATAAAAGTCATATTTATATTCATTTTCTTGGCAATATTTAGATAATGCATCTTTCTGGGCTTGTATAGAAAAGCCATATTTTACTTGTTCTTCTGTACTAACTCTACAATAACAAGCAACAGTTTTCATATAAAAAACCTCCTTAAACAAATATTCGGTACTTGTATAAGAAGGTATTATGTAATATAATAATAAAAACTGCTTATACAAGTAGTGTTTGAGAATAGATAATGTAAAACTTTGGCGAGGGATACATTATCTATTTTTTATTTTAATTTTTTTCTATTATTTTCCTTTTTATTTCCTTCACTTAATAGTTTAGTGTCAAATTTTTCAATTTTTGATATGTTTTTATTATTTTTAAATGTTGTAAGTTGATATATAGCTTCTTTATTTAGTTTTAATAATCGTTCTTGTTGAGAAAGTCCTTCTTTTATAAAAGTTGCGTTTAAATTTTCTATATTTGCTAATACTATTAATTGAGAAATCGTTGCATTATCTCTAATATTTCCTTTTGCATTAGGATTTGCTTTTTTCCATTCTTTAGCTGTCATTCCAAATAATGCTACATTCAGTATATCAGCTTCGTTAGCGTAAGTAACAGATTGATGCTGTATAGATACATTTTCAGGAATAAGATTTTGTTTTATTGCATCAGTATGTATTCTATAATTTGTTTTAGCAATCAATCTTTTTATATTCCAATCAGAGGAAAGTCTATTGCTTTCATCGTTTTTTAATCTTTGATAATCAGTAATTACATAAAGTTTAAATTCTGGGCTAATCCAACTGGCAAATTCGAAAGCAATATCTTTATGAGCGAAAGTGCCACCACCTCTACCAGATTTTGATATTATTCCAATAGCATTAGTGGAAGATATCCATTTTTGAGGAGATAAAGTAAAAGCATTTCTTCCTGATTCATTTTTAAACCTATCAAATTCGATAGGTTTAAAATTAGGATTGTGTAAACTTTCCCATAAACCTAAAAATTCTATTGTAGCTCTTGTTCTCATCCAATTATTTATTACAATGAAAGCATCATCTGGATTTTCGTGTTTAGCAATATCTGTTAATGAAATATAATCATTTTCATTATCATTAGAAATAATTCCAATTTCTATACCATCTGCTTGTATTGTTTCTCTATATAGTTCTTTATTTTCTTTTATTTCATTTTCACTCATTATTTTTCCTTTTCTTTCTAATTATATTTTTCATTGACAAACTTTGGTCGGGGAGTAGTTAGTTATTTTTTCTTTTCTATAGTAATTTTAATTTTTTTTCTAATAGTATTTATTAGGAAGCCTATTAGAAGAACTGCTATTATAATAGCTAAAGTAATTATAATAGATTGTTGATTATTATTTTTTTCTTCTAATTCCTTATTTTCAGCTAGCATATTAAATTTTTCATTTGCTTCCTTTTGTTCCTCTTTTGCTCGTTCAGTTCGTTCTGCTTGAATGCGATTATTGTCATCCATTAAGTGATTCCATGCTTCAGGGCTCACATCTTCTTTTCTTATAATTTTTGCATATGAGAAATTACAAGAAAATATTGTAATAATTATTATTAGAAATGCAATAGTATATTTTTTCATATTAATTACTCCTTTTATTAAACTATATATTTATAAGATATAATTTTTCTAGGTACATTTATTTATAATTATTGATTGACCTTGTAGGGATTTCCATTTTCATCTAAAACAGGTTCTTCAATAGTAAGTCCGTCATATATATTATCTATAGTTGATTGAATTTCATCTAGTTGTTCTTGAAATGCAGATACATCTGGATTTTCTGTTCCAACTTCATTTTCTAATTCTTGAATTTTTTCATCTCTTATATATATATCATCTCTTAAATTTGAAGCATCACTTTCCCAAAATAAAAGCATAATAATTATAGTAATAACTATAGCAACTATTATTTCTACAATTGTAAATTTCTTTTCTCCCATACCCATACTCCTTTTATTTTTTTCTTTTTTTTCTTCTAAATTCTACGACAATACCAAGTATTTTAATAGGTAAAGTTTCAATTTGCTCGTTTGTATAGACCATAGGTGAGTATGATGGATTTAATGGTTGAAGTATAATTCCATTTTCATTTTTAAATACTCTTTTAAATGTACCATCATTACCATTGACCATTACTACACAGTCATCACCAGATTCACAATCATCTACTTTTTCGAGAATAAGAGTATCACCATCTAAATATTCCGGTTCCATACTATTACCTTTAACGCGTAATCCAAAGTACTGTTTGCCACCTCGTAACATATCTATAGATATTTCTTCTGTATCCATAACATCTTCTATACATTCCATAGGTATTCCAGCAGGTATAGTGCCATATACGAATACTAGTGCAGAATTGGATTGAATAATTTGATCATTTGATTTACTTTCAACCAAATCCGATTTTTGAATACCAAAATAATTAGCTAGTAATTGTATTTTATCAATTCTAGGATATATATTAGCATTATACCAATCAGTAAAAGTAGAATATGGTATTTCTAAATCACGACATACATCATTTCTAGATTTTTTATTTAAACTCATGTAATATTGCAAGTTTTTTGCAAAAATTTCTTTATTTCCTAAATCGCTCATTTTTACCTCCTGCAACAATTATACGACTTTACCGTAAAAAAATCAAGAAAAAAATTAAAAAAATACGGATAAACTATTGACAACGAATAAACCGTGATATATAATTCAAAACAATAAAACGGATAAACCGTAAAAGAAAGGAGGAAATACTTTGGAATTAACATTAAGAGCTTTGAGAATAAATAAAGGATATAGCCAAGAGAAAGCTTCAAAACTAATAGGAATAAGTGTGGATACTTTAGCTAATTATGAGAGAGGAATAACCTTTCCAGATATTCCAGTATTAAAAAAGATAGAAGAAATTTATGAAACTAATTATAATAACATAAATTTTTTTATATCAAAATAACGATTAAAACGTAATAAAGAGGTGAAAATATGAAAATAGAAGAAAGACTAAATAGTTTAGAAGGAATTACATATAGTGAATGGCAAAAAATAAAATTAGTAATAGATAATCGATTTGCTGAAATAAAAAAACAAAATATTTTCACTGTTTCTGAAAATACTTTGGAAAATTTAAAAATACTTATTGATTAGAAAAATCTTTATTAATTTCATGAAGTATTGTTTTATAAGCACTTAAATATTCATCATAAGCATCAATATGAGCTTCTATACCACGATTTAAAACTATTGCAACAGCTAAATCGTGAGCACGTTGTTCATTAGACATAAAAATCACCACCTTTCGACAGAATTATAGCATAGGTGGAGTAAGAACAAAAGAGGTGAGAAGATGGAAAAACAATTAATTTTTGGAATTATCATAATTAGTATAGCTTGGATATTTTCTACAGTAATGGCAGGTAAAATGGCAGGAAAAACAGGTGTGATTCTTTATATAGTATACGGAGCATTAATAATTAGTCCTTTTGTATTTGGTTTGATAAATAAGCTACTAGAACAGTAAGACAATGATTAGCTTTTGAAGAATCATTATCTTTTAAGAAATCATCCAATTCTTTAAAAGTATCTAATGTTAAGTTGTCAAAGTAAATAAAAAGCTTATTAACAGATGTAAAATAATCATTTAAATCATTATCATCATGAGAAAGTATTACTGTTTCTGTTGCTTCTATAAATTCATTTAAAGCAGTTATCCTAGAAGCATTAAACATTTCTAATTTTTTTATTTTAGTTTGATGACAATTATTTATTATTGCTGTAGCTATAGGAGATATGATTGCAGAAACTCCTAAAATGAAAGCCATTACCCAAGACCAAAACTCCATAAAATTCACCACCTTTCAACAGAATTATAGCATAGGTGGAGTAAGAACGAAAGAGGTGAGAAGATGGAAGAAAGAAAAGCTGAGGAAAAGATGGCTATAGATAATAATGAGACTTTAATTAGTATTTTAGTTGCAATGACTATTGGAACTTTGGGAGGAATAATTAATGCACTTATATCTTTATTATTTTAAGAAATATAAATGCAATTACAATACAAAAATAAAAAAGAGAGGAGTTAGAGAATGGAAGACGAATTTGAAGAATTAAAAAAAATAGAACAAATAGCAAAACCGTTAATTGATTTTATAAAACAAAATTACAACCCTCATACAAGCATTGTGATAAATGAAGATAGTATAAAGGTTGTAACGGATGAGATAAATATTCCTTTAATTAACTAATTTTAATTGCAGGGTAGAATGGTTTAATAAAGTGATGAAAATTTGATAGAAAGGAAGGAGGAGGCATGGATTATGAAAAAGTAAATAAAGCAATTATAGAAATACTAGAAGAAAAATATGGAGTAAAAATAGAAAGCAAAGTTGAAAGGAAGTGAAAACTATGAGTGATCAACAAAAATTTGATTATTTACTAGGAAAATTTACTAGAAAAGCAACAACATTCATAGGAACAGTATTATTTTTTGGAACAATCGAATTAGTATGTCTAGCACATATATTTTTAAGATAGAAAGGAGGTGAAAAAGATATGGAATATTTTATATTACTTGCTGTAATAGGTATCTTAATAGCTTACATAGTTATAAGAGAAACATTAATACAAGCACAAATAAAAGAATTAGAAGAAGATCGTAATAATTCAGAATTAAGAGCAGTAATACATTTTAGAAAAATAAATGAAGTTGAGAATTTAATAAAAGAAGAACAAAGAAAACCATTATATGAAAGAAACAACTTTAAGTTAGTAAGCAAAATAAAAGAAGTAATTTCCAACGCCAATTAGATAATTACTTCGTTAAAAGAAAATAAATAAACATTCTCTTAAATTATAATAGCACGATTTAATAAAAAAATCAAATAGCACATTGAAAATTGAATAGATTATCAGACGAAAAGCAGTAATATTTTAGAAGTATTGACAGAAGTTCTTCTTATGATAGAATATATGTATAATTTAAATATTAGAGCATAGATATTATAGGAAGGGGGATTTTTTATGAGTAAAATAAATCAAGAAATAGAAGATATGACATCAGAAATATTGTTAAACAATGATATGTATAGAGTCCCTGTTAATGTGATAAAAATAGCTAATGCAAATGGAATTAAAGTATATGCTGGAGAGATAGAAGAAAAAATTTCAGGAGCAATAAGCTATATAAAACAAGAAGATGTATTTAAAATATTAGTAAATAAAAATGATGCAAAAGTAAGACAAAGATTTACAATTGCACATGAATTAGGTCATTATTTTTTAGATAGAGATTTTTTAAAAGGTGAAGAAATACATGTAGATACTACTTTATATAGAGGAGATATAGAAATTGATGAAGAAGCAAAAAAAAGAGAGCAGAAAGTAAATTACTTTGCAGGAGCTTTACTTATGAACAAAACTCTTTTAGAAAAACTAAGAAATGAAAATACAATAAAAGAGCTTGCAGATATATTTGAAGTATCTGTTTCAGCAATGACAGTTAGATTGGACATATTAGGAATTTTATGAAAAAAGATAATAATAAATCAACAACAGAGAAATATAAAATTTTAATCTCCGAAATATTAAATAGAAGTGATAAAGAAGAAATAGAAGTAAAAGAAAAAAACGATATAACTAAAACAGTAGATGAAATCTCAAAAAAATGGAAAATGAATGAAAGAATTATTGAATTATTTGCTAATAATATTGAACAAGATCAGAAATTAAGAAGTAGATATGCAAAAATATTAATTAGAATATTATCAGTAGAATTAATAGCATTAATATTGATATTTGTTTTAAAAGGACTAGGAAAATTAAATTATTCTGATAGTACATTTAACATATTTATATCTGGTGGTATTGCAGAAATATTTGTACTTGTCAGATTGATAGTTAAATATTTATTTAAGGACAATTTAACAGAAGCTTTAAAAATAATAATAACAATGAACAATAAAAGAATCATAAAAAATCAAAGTAAGAAGGAAAATAAAACATCTGATAAACGTTGAGAAATCAACGTTTTTTTGATACATAAAAATATTTTAAAAAAGTTATAAAAAAGTGTTGACAACAATACGTACGTGTGATAATATAATACCAGTTCAAGAGAAAGGAGGTAGAAGTCCTATGATTAAGAACAAAATAAAAAGGCTAGTCAGAGCCTACCAAGCAAAGAGACTAGCCAAAAGTAGAATAGATAATAATCATAAGAATATTAATCTAATTCTACAAGGACTTAAAGAGAGGGGATATTAAAATCCCTTCTTCCTTACCTTGATAAGTAGTATATATTAAAAACGTACGAAAGTCAAGGAAGGGAGCTAATCATATGGAAGAAAAGAAATTGAAGATTATATTAAATAAAAGTGGAAATGGAAATATTAATCCAAGATGTCCAATTCCAATAGATTGGTTTAGAAAATTAGGATTTACAGAACAAGAAGTAGAAGCAAATGCAAGATTGGAAGAAATTGACGGAAAATATAAATTAGTAATTGAAAAATAAATAAAAAGAAACTACTTAATACTGCAAGGTCTGGTAAACATTCAGTATTAAGTAGCCAATAACTTGGCTAAAAGGCTAAGCCTATTAGTCGTATTCAATTATACGATAAATAAAAGCCTTTTGTCAAGTTTGAGGAAACTGACAGGAGGCTATTTTTATGGAAAAAATACTAAGAGGAATAATAATTTTAGGAATATTTATAGGAGTTCCTTTATTAGCAGAATATATATCAAATGTAGTAACAATGGACATGATTATAAAAGGTGTTTATTTGGCACTAGGATTAAGTCTAATAAAAATAATAAAGGAGTGTAGATAAATTATGAGTAATGAAGAATTAATTGCAGAGAACAGTAAATTAAGAGAAGAAATAAAACAACTTAAAGAATTATTAAAAAGAAAGAGTGGAAGCAACAGCAGAGCTTATGAAGAAATAAGAGCAATGATAATAGCAAAAGTTAATAAAGAAGTAGAAGTAGATCTAATAGATGGAATAGAAAGAGATTGGACTAGAAAAAGAGCAGAGAAACAAATAATGAGTGACCTTAAGTGGGATTTAAGAGTAAGAAGAATAGCAGATTTTAGAGATGAACATATAGAACAAGCAAGAGAATACTTAAAAAAGTATGAAATTCCAGAAGAGTTGAAGAAATCGAGGTGGGCAGAATAAAAATGGAAAGTGAATTTGTAGTAATTAGCTTAGAAAAATATAACGAATTATATAAAAACAATAAAATCCTAAATGATATATATGATGTGGTTTTAGATAATTTATATATAAACTGTATTAAAGAACCTACATTAAGTATAGAGGGGATAGAGAAATTAATAGAAATTATAACACATAACAACCAATATATGGAAAGAAAGTTAAATGTATTAAAGGAGGAGCAAACAAAAGATGAGTGATATAGAGAAAAGATATGATGAATTAGAAGAAGCAATATTAACTTTAAATATGCAAATAAATGAAACTACGGATAAATATGTTAAAGAAATATTAGAAGATTGCATAGATAGACTACAAGAAGAATTTGACGAAATAAAAGATGATACAGAAAGTATCTGGGAGAGAGAAAAGAAAGACTTAGAAAATGAATATTGGAGGAGTGTAATTTAATGGAAGACGAAATTAATAAAAACAAGTACTCTGAAATATTAAAAGGATTAGATTTTGAACATCTTGTATATGAAAGGGCAATATTAGATAGGAAGAAAGATAATTTATACATAATGGATAAAGAGCTAAAAGAAGAGTTTAAAAGGAGGATAACAAATGGAAGCAATGTTTAGAGACTTAAAAGCAGATGAAATAGATGTAAGAATTGCTAGCGTAAAGATAAATGGTCTTAGTCTTTTATTGTATAAAGATGCAAGAGTAGATATGGATATATTAGATGAAACGATTGGACCTAAGAATTGGCAAAGAAAACATAGTAGAGATAATGCAAATTGTATTATAGAAATTTGGGATAATGAAAAACAACAATGGATTTCGAAAGAAGATACTGGAGTAGAAAGCTTTACACAAAAAGAAAAAGGATTAGCAAGTGACAGTTTTAAAAGAGCAGGATTTAATTGGGGAATAGGTAGAGAATTATATACAGCACCATTTATCTGGGTAACTAATAAGAATGCACAAATACAAGATAGTAAAAGAAAAGATAAAAATGGAAATATTATATACACATGTAACGATAAGTTTATAGTGGAAAAAATACAAATTACAAATAAAGAAATAACTGGATTAGCAATATATAATGAAACATTAAAACAAAGAGCTTTTGTATATGCAAAAAATAATAGTGAAACAAAGTAGGTGTTTAAATGCAAACTACAGGGAATATAACCGATATTAACATAGATTTTAATACACATAAACCTAAAATAACGCTGTTATTAAATATGCAACAACCAGAAGTAATAGAACAATTAAAAAATGAGGACAAGCTAAATATAGAGATAAAGAAATACAGAAAAAAACGTAGTTTAGATGCAAATGCTTATTGCTGGGTACTATGTGACAAGATAGCAAAAGAATTAAGTAAAGATGGAATTATAACAACAAAGGAAAAAATATATAAAGAGGCTATAAAAGATATAGGAACATTTGAACCGATGATAGTAGAAGAAAAAGCATTTGAAAATTTTAAAAGAATATGGGAGAAACAAGGTTTAGGCTTTCTAATACAAGAAGTTACTAGAAAAGCTAAATGTGTAAAAGTACATTGTTATTATGGGTCTTCTACTTACGATAGCAAAGAAATGAGTTTATTAATAGAACTATTAGTAGAAGAGGCAAAACAACTAAATATAGAAGTAAAAACAGAACAAGAAATAGAAAGCTTACTAAAAACGTGGCACTAATTTGTGACGAAGAATAAAGGAGAAAAGCACTCTTTTTAGTTAGTGCCACTAAAGCTCCCCCATAAAGGAGAAATAAATGAGTAAAAGTATATTACAAAATAATAAAAAATGTTACATAACGAAAAGTACAAATAACCTACATAAACATCACATATTTGGAGGAACAGCGAATAGAAAGCTAAGTGAAGAAGATGGAATGTGGATTTGGCTAAGAGCAGATTGGCACAACATGAGTGATTATGGAGTGCATTTTAATAAAGAATTAGATTTAAAACTAAAAAGAATAGCACAGAAAAGATGGCAAGAATATTACCACAAAACAAAAGAAGATTTTATAAAAAAATATGGAAAAAGTTACATATAGAAAGGAAAAAATATGAAAGTATTAATCTACGTAATAATTATTATTTTATGTTTAGTGTTAGATGGATTACTTATATGTATTTCAAATAGAAAGAAAAAATATTCTTTTTATATTGGTTATATAGGAGGAATCTTGGTATATGTAATCCTATTTTTAAATTACATATTTTTATTTGGATAGACAACAAGGGAGCAGACATAAACAACTGCTCCTTTAATACTAAAGAGAGGAGAATATTAAATGTATATAAACAATGAAAAGGATTTAGAAGATTATATTTGTGAAAACATTCAAGATTTTATTAATTTTCTAAAAGAATTATATAAGCACGAATTTATAAATGTAGAAGAAATTGAATTTGTAGGAAGGCAAGTAATTGTAGGTGATGCTAGATTTGATTTGCTATTTGAAATACAAGAAAAATCAGATGACCAATATTTTGAAATAGCAAAGACTTTTATTGTAGTTGAATTGAAATTTAGAAATGCTGAACCAAAAGATATAGCACAATTGAGCAAATATCTAAATTTATTAAATTCTCTTGAATGTGATGAAAGAGTTGGTTCGACATTAGTAAATGCAAAAGGAATATTGCTAACAACTGGATTAGATAATGAAATGCAAGATATACAAATGTATCTCAATGATTATACTGATGCTGATATAAAGTTTGTACATATAAACACAAAAGTTGCATTTGAACAAGATAATTATAGTTATAAAGACGAATTTTTAAAAGATATGACTGTAGATAAAAGACTAAAAAGAATAAAACAGGAGGTAATAGAATGTGGCAAGGAAGAGAATGATAGATCCAAATATATGGCAGAGTGAAGACTTTAGCAAATTATCTACATTAGGGAAGCTAGTCTTTATTGGTTTATTCTCACTTGCAGATGATGAAGGAAGAGGAAGATGTAATCCAGTATTTTTAAAGTCTACTTTATTCCCTTACGAGGAAGGTATAAGAAGTGCCGACATAGATAAAACCTTATCAGAGATAAGCTCTAATATGTCCGTAATCTTTTACTCTTGTGACGGAAGTAATTATTATAGCCTTTTAAGTTGGAATACATTTCAAAAAATAGATAGACCAACAGATAGTAAGATACCAGAATATGACGAAAAAACAATGCAACGATTGTTCGACGACAATTCGACGAGCCCTCGACGAGCATTCGTTCCTAAAAGAAAAGAAGATAATAGAATAGAAAAAGAAAATAAAAGAATAAGAATAAAAGATATATACAACAAACATTGTCCTAATTTACCTCAAGTTCAAAAAATTACAGATAAAAGAAAAAAAGCTATTGATAAATTTGTAGAAGAATTTACAGAAGAACAGTTTATAGAAATATGTAAAATAGCTAATTCTACGAATTTCCTTATAGGTAAAAACGATAATGGCTGGAAAGCTGATTTTGATTTTCTTATGAGAACAGATAAAGCAACAAGTGTGCTAGAAGGTAAATATAATAATGACAAAATTGTAAAGAATAATTTTACAAACAAAGCAACAGATAGAACATATACAAAAAGTGAGTTTGAGAATTTATATGCAAATAAGGAGTGATAACAAATGAAAATAGCACAGATAACAAGGCAATTAAGCTTTGAAGATATAAAACCTAAAAAGAAAATACGATATATGCAGATACTAGATAGATTAAGCGAAGAAAATAAGACTGCAAAAGAGATAGCAGTAGAATTATTTAATTTAGGATTTATTCCCAGTACGGAAAGAAACTATACAGCACCTAGGCTTACAGAATTAGAAAAAATGGGATATGTGGAAGAAACAGCAAAGAAAACATGCCAGTATACAGGTAAAGCAGTAACTGTTTACAAGATAACTCAAAAAGGATATGAAGCAATTAATTATAATCATATTCCAAGAATAGATTAGGAGGAAGAAGTTATGAGATATAAAGTTGGAGATAGGGTGAGATATATAAAATATACAATGTATCATACACCTATAGTAAAAGAAAATTCAATTTGGAAAATTATAAAAGTAGATGCTAAAAATAGAATGTATTTTACATTAGATGAAACTAATCATAAGGAATGGTTTAAAGAAGAAGAGTTACAAAAAGTAGAATATACATACAAAGATTTAGAGAAAGCGTCAATTGGCACAAAAGTAACATTTGAAAATGGAGAAGTTTTAGTTAAAGATGATAAAGATATTTTCGAAAATAGTGGTTATGTAAGAAATATATTAGAGCTAGATAATTTTAAATCTAGAATATTAGGAAAAATAATTAAAATAGAAGAGCCGGAATATCAAACGGTATATGAAAGTAAGCCAGAAATCTTAGACGAAGTAGAAAAGAGATATTTAAGAAATGTAATAAGACCTTTTAGAGATAGAGTAAAAACAATTAGTAAATTTGTATATTCTGGAGGAAATGCATCAATTGATATATCTATAGATGATAATAATACAGGCTGGCTTATAGAACTGTTACCTTTTCCAAAAAATGAGATGTACAAAGGAATGGAAGATAATAAAAAATATACAATCGAAGAATTGGGGCTATAGAAGATGAAACAAATAGAAGCAAAATATATCTGTAAATATTGTCTTGGTTGTAACAAATTAGAAGATAAAAATTTTAAAGGAGTAATGAATTGCAAAAATTTTATAGCTGGATATGAAAACTGGACAGAGATTAGAAGAGAGGAGCTAAAGAAAAAATGAAAATATTAGCAATAGACCCAGGAAATATAGAAAGTGCATACTGCGTAATAGATGAAGAAACATATAAACCAGAAGAATTTGGAAAAGTTAAAAATGAGATTTTATTGAATTTAATTTATAGCAGATTATCTAATAGTGTTAATTATTACACAATGGTAATTGAAATGATAGCAAGTTATGGTATGCCAGTCGGTAAAGAAGTATTTGATACTTGCGTGTGGATAGGTAGATTTGTAGAAGCATATGATAAAGATTATAAATTTATCTACAGAAAAGATGAAAAGATTAATATATGTCATAGTATGAAGGCAAAGGATAGCAATATAAGACAAGCCTTAATAGATAGATTTGGACCTGTAGGAACAAAGAAAAATCCAGGTTGGTTTTATGGATTTAAAGCAGATATATGGAGTGCATATGCTGTAGGTATTACATATTTAGATTTGAATAAAGAGGTGAAAATGAATGAGTGAAGCAGATAATTTTAAAAATAGATATTTGCAACAACCAATAACTTTTTTAACGGTAGGACAATACACAGGACTTAAAGATAGAAACGGAAAAGAAATATATGAGGGAGACATAGTAAAAATTATAGATACAGAATATCATACTAAGCATATAGCTAGTATAGAATTTTTAGAAGCAAGTTTTATATTACATATGATAAAGGGAGAATTTGCTGGAGATATATTAGGGGCTGATAGTTGGTTAGACCAAGAAAAAGAAGTAATAGGCAACATATATGACAATCCAGAATTATTAGGAGGTAACAATGGACGAGATTAAAGAAAACGAATTTGTTAGAACTAAAGATGGAATTATAGATAAAATATTTAAATTTGATGAAATATTGAATGAGTATTGGTGTGAAAAAGGTCTGGTAATTGATCCAGAAAATAAAATTGGAACACATTTAAAAGACATAGTAAACCATAGCTTTAACATAATAGATTTAATAGAAGTAGGAGATATAGTATTTATAGAAGATTTCTTCGGCTATAATTTTATACATGTTTTTGATGAAAGTATGTTAGAAGCATTAAAGAAAGATGTAAAAGATGGAATAAAAATTAAAACAATACTAACACATGAACAATACGAAAGAAATTGTTATAGATTGGAGAATAATTAATGCTAACAGACGAAGAAAAAGAACTAATACAAAGGATAAGAGCAGACTTAGGAATATTAGATAATGTACTTAAGAAGAGGCTAGAAAATAAATCTAGCAAAGCAGAAGTAACAAGAATTAGGATAAAAACAGAAGAAAGTTTTAACAAATTAAAAAATTATTATAAATAGGAGGTACAGATGATTAAAGAATTATTGGAACAAGCCGATAGTGTAATAGAAGAGATAAAAGACATAGAAAACAGATTAAAGAATATAGAAAAAAGAGAAAAAACAATAATAGGAGATTCTGTAACCGGAAGTGAGAAAGAATTTCCATACATAAAAAGAAATTTTAGAGTTAATGGCATAGACAATAAAGTATTTGGTAGTAAAACCAAAAGACAATATAAAAAAATGCTAAAAAGTAAGAAAAACAAATATGAAAAAATGATAAAGCAGATTGAATATGAATTAAATTATATAGAAGATTCTGAAATAAGAAGAATTATTCGATATAGATATTATGATAAATATAGTTGGATAAAAATACAAATAGAAATGGGATATAGAAGCGAAAATACTGCTAGAATGAAATTAAAAAGATTTTTTAAAAAAAATTAGCATTTGTGCGTTTTGTGCGATAAAAAGGCAGTAAAATGGTAGTAGGTAAAAAAGTAGTGCTAAGAAATTGGCAAGCCCAAACTACCATTTAATTATTGCTCATAGAAAATTAAATTGTCCTCTGAGAGAGTAAGTGTTTTAAATGCTTACTCTTTTATATTGCGCATTTAGAGAAACGGTTATCTCATTAGTCTCATAAGCTAAAGGTATTGGGTTCGACTCCCAAATGCGCAACCAATAAATAAAAAGAGGTAAGAATATGAAAGAAATTTTAGAAGAATACAAAAAAGAAATATGTAGTAGATGTAAAAACAAGTATACACAGTTATGTGAAATTAGGCAATGTGTAGATGGAACATTTAGATGTATTTATTATGAAAGAGAAGGAAAAGAGAATGACAAAAGGAAATTTAAAATTTAAGATTAATAATAAAAATTGGGAGATAAAAGAAATTTCACAAGAGCAAATGAGAGAACAGTTAAAACAACATAATGATAGAGTTGAGGAGTTTGGAAAATATTATGGATTAACATATGCAGATACACAAACTATTTATTTAGATAAAGATTTATGTATAGATAGAAAAAGAACAACTTTATTACATGAATTAGGACATTGTTATATTAATACATATATAACTCATTTAGATCAAAATTATAGTGAAGAAGATGTTGTAGATATAATTGCAAATTCACATGATATTATAAGAGAAATAGTAGATAAGTATTTTAATTAAGAAAGGAGCAATTTTATATGACAGAAGCACAAAAAAGATTTTGTGATGAATACCTGATAGATCTTAATGCAACGAGAGCATATAAAGTTGCATACAAACGTTGTAAAAAAGATGAAACAGCAAATGTAAATGGAAGTAAGTTACTAAGGAATACTAAGGTTAAGGAGTATATATTGCAAAAACAAGCAGAGATACAAAAAAGAACAGAAATAACACAAGACAGAGTATTAAAAGAATTGGCAAAAATTGCTTTTGGAGATATAAGGAAACTGTATACAGATAATGGAGCATTAAGAAACATAGTAGATTTAGAAGACGACATAGCAGGAGCAATATCTGGAGTAGAGACATTTGAAGAATATGAAGGAAGAGGAGCAGAAAGAGAATACATAGGAGATACTAAAAAGGTAAAAATGCTAGATAAAACTAAAGCATTAGAATTATTAGGAAAACATCTAGGTATGTTTAAAGAAACAAATATTAACATTAATACAAATTACGAAGAGTATTTAAAGCGAGTTGAGGGCAATGAGTATTAATACTAAAGCCTATATAGAAAACTATATAAAGATTAGAGATAAAAGAGGAAGAATAATATCTTTAATCTTAAATAAGCCTCAACTTAAATATTATAATGTAATCAAAAAACTACATGAAGAGAATAAACCTATTAGAATTATAATATTAAAATCTAGACAAATGGGATTTAGTACAGAAACAGAAGCTATTATAACTAAAAACACAACTACACACCATAATTATAGAGCAGGTATAATAGCACATAAAGAAACAAGTACAACTAATATATTTGAAATGTCTAAATTAATGATTAATTATTTACCAGATGCAATAAGACCAGCACAAAGAAAGTCTAATGCGAAAGAGCTAGTGTTTAATAATGATGAAGGAACAGGCTTAGATAGCAAAATTAAATGTATGACGGCTGGAGGAAAAGGAATAGGACGTTCTGATACATTTACAGCATTACATTTATCAGAACTAGCTTTCTGGGAAGGTGATAAAAAAGCAACAATGACTGGTTTATTACAAGCAGTACCTAATACACCAGAAAGTATGATAATAATAGAAAGTACAGCAAATGGCTATGAATATTTTAAAGAGATGTGGGATAGTGCAGTCGCAGGCGAAAACGACTTCTATCCTCTTTTTGTTGGCTGGAATGAATTAGATGAATATAGCATGCCTTACACAGGTTTTACCTTAACACAAGATGAAATAGATCTAAAAGAAAAATATCATCTTACATTAGAACAATTAACATGGCGCAGATGGTGTATTAAAAATAACTGTTCAAATGATATTAATCAATTCAAACAGGAATATCCTATATGTCCAGAAGAAGCATTTTTAAGCACAGGACATTGCTATTTTGATAAGCAAAATATAATAAATAGAATAAATACAGCACCAGAGCCATTAGTAAGAGGTAAATTTACTTGTTATTATGATGGAATAAGGATAAGAAATCAAAAGTTTTTGGAACAAGAAGAGGGAGAAATAAAGATATATGAATATCCAGAAAACAGAGTGCCTTATGTAATAGGAGGAGATACAGCAGGCGATGGTTCAGACTTCTTTACAGCGCATGTCATAAATAATATTACGGGCAAGCAAGTAGCTGTATTAAAACAACAATACAATGAAATAGAATACGTTAAACAAGTATATTGTTTAGGAATGTTTTACAATTGTGCATTAATAGGATTGGAAAATAACTTTTCTACATATCCTACGCAAAAGCTTATGGAACTTAATTATCCTAATCAATATGTAAGGAAAAAAGAAGATCAATATAATAATAAATATGAAAAGAGTTTTGGTTTTAAAACTACAACAATAACAAGACCTTATATATTAGGACAATTACAAGAGATAGTGCTTGATAGTATAGATGTAATACAAGACAAAGAAACATTAAGAGAAATGCTTACATTTATAGTAAATGAAAAAGGTAAAGCTGAAGCAGAAACAGGCTATCATGATGATTTAACAATGGGACTAGCAATAAGTTATAACATAAGAGAACAGCAAACTTTTAAGAAGTTTGAAAGAGAGTCTAAATATAAAGATATACAAGAACAAGTTAATAAGATATTTGGTAAAAATATAGATAATATAGAAGAGGACTATGGAGATGACATAGTTCCTTTTTAATTGGAGGTGAATTATGGAACTTATATATACAATTATAGCAATATTGTGCATGTGCTTAGGATTTTATGTTGGTTATAAAGTAGGAAAGGACAAAGAATTGCCTAAAGTACCCAAAGAAGTAAAACACCCTATAAAAACAATTAAAGACAATATAGAAAGCAATAGGGCAGAAAAGGAGCAAAATGAAAAATTGCAAGAATTACAAGATGATTTAGCAGAGCTTGATGCATACGATGGTGGTTTAGGAGTACCAGAAAGGAGAGAATAATGAAAAAGCAAAAAGAAACAAGTATAACTACAGTATGGCAAGAATATGAACGTGGCAAGAATTATAATTATCAGCAACAGCTATATGAAAAAAGTAAAAGAAATTATAACTTTTACCATGGAAAACAATGGGAAGGTGCTAAACTTTCTGGAATACAACCAATAACGTTAAACATGATTAAATCTATTTGTAAGTATAAACTTGGAGTAGTTAAGACTAATACATACCAAATATATTTCAATTCCGATACCTACAAAAGTCAAGAAGAAAGAGAAAAGCTAAAAGATATATGCGATATGCTTAATAGATATGCAAATAGAATTTGGGAGAAGACAAAAATAAATAAATTAATAAGAAATTGTATAAATGATGCCTGTATAGATAGTGAAGGTATCATTTATTTTTATGCAGATCCAGATGAAAATAGTAATGCTATTTATTGTGAACAAGTAAATAAAACCAATATCTATTATGGAAATGAAAATGAAGATGATATACAGAAACAGCCATATATTATTATTTCTTTTAGACGTACGGTAGAAGAAGTAAAAGAAGAGGCAAGACAAAATAAAGTAAGTGAAAAAGAAATAGAACTAATAACAGAAGACCAAGATATAGAAGAACAAGCAGGAAGAGATTTAAGAACTACAGAAATAGTTCCAATGTGTTTAGAATTATTAAAATTGTATAAAGGTAAAGATGGGAAGATATGGGCAAAGAAATGTACGAGATTAGCAACAATTATGAAAGACAGTTGCTTAGAGATAGACAGATATCCAGTAGCTCATATTTTATGGGAAAGAGTAAAAGGTTCAGCTAGAGGCCAAGGAGAAGTAGAAACGTTAATACCTAATCAAATAGAAGTAAATAAAACAGCCACTAGAAGAGCATTAGCTGTTAAGCTTGTAGCTTTTCCTAAATTAGTTGCAAACACTAAATATATATCTAATACTAAGGCATTAAGCAAGGTAGGTACAACTATAGAAGTAGATGAGCTAAATGCAGATGATGTAAACAAAGTAGTTAATTATTTAAAGCCAGCTAGCATTAGTTCAGATGCATATCAATTGCAAAAAGAGCTACAAGAAGAAACTCAAAATTTAGCAGGTGCTAGTGATACAGTTACAGGAAATGTAGATCCAACACAAGCAAGTGGTAAATCTATATTAGCAGTACAACAAGCATCACAGCAACCAATAAATGAGCAAGTAGAAGCTTATAAAGATTTTATAGAAGACATAGCTCTTATATGGTATGCAATGCTTAAAGCCAATAGTGTTAAAGGGATAGAGTTGGTAAAAGAAACAAAAGATTATACTACAAATACAACTTTAGAAGAAACATATAAGATGAGTTATAAGGAACTTAAGAAATATGATTTAGATATAAAGATAGAAACAACACCAAAATCTCCATTTGACAAGTATGCAATGGAAGTATCTTTAGAAAACTTATTAAATGCAGGACATATAAACTTTGAAGAATATGTAAATGCATTACCACAAGATTCAGCAATGCCAAGAGCAGAATTAAAACAAATATTAAAAGAAAGAGAAGAAAAAGAAAAAATCTTTAATGAAATAGAGAAAGCAGGAAATGCATTAAATAGTGCCATGCAACAAGTTATGGAACAACAAGAAATGAATAATGTAGAACAAACAGGAGTAACTCCAAAAGAGGCAAATATGGTAAATGTTAATCAATAAATAATAGTCAATTAATAGACAGTTTAAAGCTGTCTATTTTTTATGCAAGTTTAGTTTAACGGAAGAACAGCAGTCCACAAAACTGTTAGGTAGTGGTTCGAATCCATTAACTTGTGCCAAGTCGACGGACTGTAAACGGGAGGTACATATACCAGAATAATCAAAAATATGAAAATTAATAGTCGACGGACTTTAAATGGGAGGTACATATGCCGGGAGTAAACGAAGATATGAACTTAGAGGAAGAAGTATTAGTAAATCATGAAGATACGTCAAATGTAGATGTCCAAAATGATAATGATACGCAAGAACCTAAGGAAGAAGAAAAAACTTACACACAAGAGGAAATTGACAAAATTATAAGTCAAACTAAAGCTAAATTAGAAAGAAAACATCGTAAAGAAGAGGAAAGCAAATTAAGTAAATCTAAACAATTAGAAAGAACTATAAGAGTTGGACTTGGATTAACTGACGAAGATGATGTTTTAAGTAAGGTTAAATCTTTTTATGAAGAACAAGGAATAGATATTCCAGACATTAGTACAGAAAGTAATCGAGATGCAGAAATCCTAGGTAAAGCAGATGCTAATGAGATTATAGAAATGTACGACGAGAAAGATATTGAATCTAGGGCAAATGAACTAGCAACAAAACAGAAAAGAGGAAAAACTACTGCACGTGAAAATGCAGAGTTTTTTAGGTTAGGTGAATACCTAACAAACAAATTAAAAGAAAAAGAATTAAAAGAAAGCGGAGTAGATACAAGTATTTTACAAAATAAGGAGTTTAAAGCTTTTGCTAATAATTTTAAAACCGGGACAAAAATAAGTGAAGTCTACAAGATGTGGAAGAAGTTAAATGGAGAAAAAGAAGAAGCACCAAATAAACCTGCATCTACAGGAAGTTCACAATCTACAGTACCAGACAACAAAGATAAAGAGTTTTATACCCCAGAAGAGGTAGATAAATTATCTAGCAAAGACTTAGATAATCCTACTATTTGGAAACGTGTAAGAGAAAGTATGAAACTTTGGAAATAAGAAAGGAGAAAAACATGAGTTACGCAAATTTTAAATCAACTGTATGGTCAAAATACATACAATTAGAATTACCAAAATTTACAGTATTTAAACAAGACTGTGACTATAAATTTGAAAGTGAGGCAGGACAAGGAAAAAGAGTTAAAATACAAAACTCTGGTAGACCAACTATTAAGAAATATATTCCTGGTAAAGATATAGATGCACCAGAAAATGTTGATGGAACATCATCATATTTAGATATTGATCAATTCGATTATTTTAATTATGGAATGGATAATATCGACAAGGCGCAAGCTCAAGAAGGTGTAATGGAAGCATTACAAACAGAAACAACAAGAGCTTTAGCAGAACAAGAAGATATATTCTGTGCTACACAAATGGCAAAAAATGCAGGATATAAAACAGCGTCTACTAAAATAAGCGATGAAGCATCAGCTAAGAAAGCTGTTGACGATTTATTTGTTAAATTATGGAATAATGGAGTATCTACAAAAGATGATGTTACTATGTATTTAACGCCATGGTTCTATATGTTATTCCAAAATAGATTAATAGAATTAAAAACTAATAATGATTCTTTAATCTCAAAAGGTGTATTAGGATTATATAACAATGCCAAAATCAAAATGACAAATAATGCTTATAACGATGGAACAGATGATTATATTATCTTAAAAACATCAAAAGCTTTTGCATATTGTAATGGTATTGATAAATTAAAACCATATGAACCAGAAAAAGGATTTGCAGAAGCAATAAAAGGATTAAATACATATGGTGGAAAAATGATAAGACCAAAAGAATGTGCGGTTTTAAAATGCCATCAATAAAATATAAGAAAGGAGAAAAGTAAATGGCAATAGCAGAAATTAAAAATGTTGAATTAGTTAGAAATGAAGCTAAAGAATTAGTAACAGCAGTTGCAGTTGATGCATCTGCTGGAGCTAAAGTAAATTATACTAATAAAAGTTGTGGAAAAATTTTACTATTATTAACAAATAGCAATTCAGCAACTAAAAAAGCTACTATATTAAAAGGAAATGCATTACAAGGAGTAGAAGATTTAGAAATATCTATTCCTACAAATAAGACATATGCAATAGTGGTGGAATCTGGAAAATTCATGAATGTATCTGGACCAAATAAAGGACATGTAATAATTAAGGGAGAAACAACAGATATAAAAATACAAGCTGTAGAATTACCTTAATTTTAGAGGGATTTAGATTCCCTCTTTTTTATATCAAGTTAAAGGAATGGGCAGTTCGATTCTGCCAAACTTGGGAGGAATTAATATGACATATGGAGAATGTAAAAGACAAATACTAGCTTTAATAGAAGAGTATTCACCTAATGTAGATAATTATACAGAAGATGAAGATATTGCTATAAGAATGCCTTTTTTAATAGATTTAGCATATCAAGAATTAGCTCAGAACAAAAAAATAATTGCAACTAAAATATATCCAGAAATTGCAGATGAAAATAAATCAGATAGATTCACTGCATATATGTTGCCAAGCGATTTATATCAGGCTAAGAATATATATTTATTAGACAAAGATAATAAAAAAACAAATTCAAATTATTACTTGATGGGAAAAAATAAAATATATATCAATGATAAGAATCATGGTCAAACAGTATTAGAATATTATAAATATCCAACAGTAATTAATGAAAGAACAAAAGACAGTTTCTATTTAGAGATAGACCAAGACGTACAAAGTATTTTACCGTATAAAGTAGCAAACGACATATTAGTAACAGATCCATCAGCTAATTATACAGCTTTTGCAACAGAGTATCAAAGAAAATTACAATTGCTAGATACTAGAAAAAACATACCTAGTGTTAATTTAAAAGAATATGAGCCAGATGAAAACGAAGGAGAATTTGACATATAGGAGGAATTGTATGGCAACAGGAATAAAACGAATATATACAGACTTTAAAGGTGTTGACTTTCTGCAAGAAGCTAGTTTGGTTAATATAACTAGAAGTCCAGACGCTCTTAATGTTTGGAAAAATTATGAAGATACACAGGGGGCTTGTATAGAAACAAGACCAGGCTACAGAAAGTTGGCACAAATAGGTAAAGGACCAATATTAGGAATATATGTATATAGTAATTCAATAGCTATAATACATTCTGGAAATAAACTATATGAATGGAACAATTTTCCTAATTGTCCAGAAAATAGCAATATAAAAGAAATATATTCAGAAATGAATGATATAAAGTCTTATTATAATAAAATAGGTGAAAAGCTCTATATAAACGATGGAAAAACATATTTAGTATATTATTCTGGTAACTGTAAGAAAGTTATTGACGATGAACCATTTATTCCCACTACTACAATTAGTAGAACGGCAGGAAATATTGGAGGAGGAGAAGGCCTACAAGATATAAACATATTGACGTCTAAAAGAACAAATTCTTTTGTAGGTGATGGAAAGAATAAAATCTTTTACTTAGATGCAACAGAAATAGATTCTGAATTAGTGACAGCTATAGTAAATGATGTCGAGATGGAAGAAGAAATAAATTTTATAGTAGACAGAGTTGCAGGCAAAGTAACTTTTAAAGAGATACCACCAGAGCCTAATTTGAGAGGTCAAGACAATGTATTTATAACATTTTCTAAAACAATCGAAGGATATACAGATAGAATCAATAAATGTAAACAAGCGTTATTATTTGATAATAGATTATTTTTTACAGGTAATCCAGAATATCCTAATGCAGTATTTCATGCAGAATTAAATAATCCACAATATATATCAGATTTAAGTTACTATGAAGATGGTGCAGGCGATTCACAAATAACAGGAATGACAGTAGGGAATAATATCTTATGGATCTTTAAAAATCTAGACCAAAATAATGCAAATGTATTTTATCATGAACCAACTTTGGATACAGAAGCAGGAAAGATATATCCAAGTAAACAAGGAAATGTAAGCATAGGTTGCTATGCTGGAAGTGCTAATTTTCAAGATGATATTGTTTATCTTAGCAGATATGGATTAGAAGGTATAACAACGGAAAAAATCGATAGTAGACAAGTAATAGCACACAGAAGCACCTTAGTTGATGTTAAAATGACCAATGAAAATAACTACAAAGAAGCTTGTATGACTATTTGGAAAGGCTATTTATGTATATTAGTTGATGGAAGAATTTACCTGGCAGACAGTAGACAGAAATATGCTAATTTAAATAGTTTTGAATATGAATGGTTTTATTGGGATTTAAGTAGTGCTAAAGCTAATATATTAAAAGAATATGATGATATTTTATACATAGGAGCCAAAGATGGCTCTATTTTTATTGTTGATGGAACTAATGATAATGGAAATACGATAATTAGTTATTGGACTACTCCTATGGATAATTTTGGATATGATAATCAATTAAAAACTACAAATAAACGTGGAGGAATAACAAAAATAAAAACAATCCAAAATGGTAGAGTTAAATTAGCAAGAAGAACCGACAAGTCAGAAGATTATAAATATACAACAGAGAAATCTTCTAATGGATTTAGCTTTAAAAATATTAATTTTGCAAATTTTAGTTTTGTTACAACCAATAAATCATATATGATTTATAAAATTAAAGAGAAGAAGATAAACGAACTATCTCTTAAATTTTATAGTGATGAAAAAGACAAGCCATTTGGTCTGTATAGTGCAACTATAGAGGCATTTGTGGGTGGATATATAAAGAAATGAGGTGATAACTAGTGAGTTTACCAAAATGTACAGTACAAACTAATAATATTCAAAATTTACCAGATTCTCCAACGCAATCTCCACAAGAATTGAAAGAGATATTTGATAAAAGTGGAGAAGATATAAAGAATTATATAAATGAAGGATTAATACCAAAGATAGAGGAAGAAGAAGAGAATGGGCAAGAAGCTATAAAAAAATTGATAATCAAAACTTATAAATATAATGCGAAGGCATTGGCAGATATAGAAGAAACAGAAGATTATACAATACCATCTATATATAATGTTAATACGCATGGACTTGATGTGTATTATGAAGGAAATCTGTTAGCTTTAAATGAACATTATACAGAAAGAGGTACAGGAAAAAGCGATAAGATAAGATTTAACTTTAAAGTACCAAAAGATAGTGTATTAACATTTGTAATAAGAAAATAAGTAGAAAGTAGGTGAAGAATGTGGCAAGCGGATATGAAGACATAGATAGTTTAGTAAATCAGCAAAATAATCTATTGCAACAGCAAGAACAAAAACAAAACGAAATAATTAATCAACAAACTCAAATGCAAGTTGACGAATTAAATAGAGAAAAAGAAAAATTAGATAGAGAAACAAGCAAAACAACACAAGGGTTATATTCTAATTACCAAAAACAAGCAAATCAATATGGAGCCGGAATGGAACAACTTGCAATGCAAGGTTTAGGAAATTCAGGATATGCAGAAACAACGAGAACATCTTTATATAATGCATATCAAAAGAGTGTTACAGATACGTTAAATAAGTCTAATGAGTTGCAAGCAGACTATAACTTAAAAATACAACAGGCGCGTCAAAATGGAAGCATTCAGCAAGCACAAAGTGCACTTGAATTATATGCACAAAAAATGCAGTTGCTAACACAAAACTATCAATTAAGACAGAACAGAGAACAATACTTATATCAACAACAAAGAGACAAAATATCAGACCAACAATGGCAAAAATCATTTGATGAGCAAGTACGACAAAGAGAATTAGAAAATCAATGGAAACAAAAACAATGGGATTATCAACAACAAAGAGATAAAGTAGCAGATTCACAATGGCAACAACAATTTAATCTTCAAAAAAAAAATCTAGCTAGAAGTTCTTCACGTAGCAAATCGGGGAGTGGATTAAAAGTAAATATGGAAAATAATAGTAAAGAAAATAATTCTGTACCAAGCTATCAAGAAATTATAGAGAATATGAAGGTAACCCAAGGAATAGGACCAAGTAAATTTATAGATGGATTAACAAAAAAAGTATATAACAGTGGAGAAGAATTGCTAGCATCATATGGATATAAGGCTGAAAAATAAGGAGGAATAGTAATGCCCATAACTCGTTTTAAAGATGAAAAAGAAAGAGAAGAATATTTGAAAAAAATTAGAGAAGAACAACAAAGTAATCTAAACAAATATTTTAAACAAACAGGATTGGAAAATGCATATAGTGGTAATTATACTAATTCACATGATGGATTTAATACAGCTGGTATGAATGACTTCGCGGTAAAGCCTTCCGTGTGGGAACAAGTGAAAACGACTGCAAGTAATATGCTAGGCAATGTAGGATATGGAATTGGAAATGGATTAATAGGATTTACTCAAAATGAAATGAGAAATCAAACTAGTTTTAAAACTCTAAAATCCTTAGGTGATACAATGTTAAATAATACATTGTTAGGATTACCAAAGGGACTAGGAAATTTAGGAAAATCCATAGATGCCACATTGAAGAAAAATGAAAATTATCAAAATGCCAAAAATATCCTAAATACAACAATAGAAAATAATAAGAATGCTATTATCAATCCAATAAATGAAAAATTACAAAAACAAGAAGATATAAATAATGAAAGAATAAGACAAAATACAATAGAAACAACAAATCCAATAGGAAGAAAGTTAGTAGAATTAGCTCCGTCAATTGGGCAAATGCTTCCATCAGCAATACCTGGAGCTGGAACATTATATTCAGTTGGCTCTGCTACAGATAGCTATTATGATGAAGCTAAAACTAGAGGTATGAATGAAGAACAAGCTAGTACATATAGTCAACTTATGGGTGTGGTAGAAGGTTTAACAGAGCAAATTGGAGTCGGAAGATTTGTTAAAGGTGGAAAAGTTGCTAAGAGTAGTATGAGTAAAGCCTTCAGAGAGTTGGGAATAGGTATGACTGATAATTTTATACAAGAAGGAATAATTGAACCAATATCAGAATTAACTACTAAAGTGACAGCTGGTGACGAGTTCTTAAAACACGACTATAGAACAATAGAAGGGTGGAAAGAGTTAGGTTCAGATATGCTTAATTCAGCTATAGATGGTGCTTTAGTTGGAGGAATAGTAGGTAGTGCTTCTTTGGGGATTGGTAAAGCAAGTAATCTTGTTGATAAAATGAAAAAAGGCTATATTCCAACTTCAAGTGACGTACGAGAAACATTTAATGAAGCAAGAAAAAATGGTGTTGATGTAGATGGAATTATTCAAGAAGAATTAAAAAGCAGAATATCCCAACCAACAGAAAATACTAGACAAAATAAAAATCAAGTAGTAACTTCACAACAAGATATAGCTAATAAAATAAATGAAATAGTAAAAAATGATAAATATTTATCACCAGAAGATAAACAATCCATGATTTATGCTACAAATGATTTAGCATCAAAAAATCAATTAGATAATAATAATACATTAGATGCAATTAATCAAATTAAACAAATGTCACAATTATCACAAGAAAATAGCGACAAATTAGATATTGGTAAGAAATATTTATCTGGAAGAAAAGAGATATATAATAAGTATAGAAATATAACTAATTATGATAATGTCATTGTAGAGCAAGCAAAAGAAGTTATAGCTCCAAATAAACAAGGAAAAAGAACTAAAGACCAATGGTTAGATGTGGCTAAATATATAGGAACTAATATAGCAAATAGACCAAATTCAGAGATACAGAGAATTGCATATAAAAGTTGGCAAGAAGAAACTCCAAATAATACAGGAACATTAAACAGACAAGGACAGAAATATGTAAAATTTATGCCAGATGATTGGATAGATACTATATATGATTCTGTAGAAAAACAAAGACAAAAGAGTGGTTATGTTGCAAAGAATGATACAATTAATGCTTTAGATAACTTATATAAAGAATATATGAACAATCAAACAGCTCAAAATAACATTGATACATCATCTATGAATTTAATAGATAGTGCAAAAGCATATAATCTAAATGGCAATGACGAAACAATACAAAGTATAAATCAAAAATTACATGATAGAGGAATAACAAGCAGATTTGATGAAAATTTATTTAAAGATTCAAATGGAAAAGTTAGAACAGATGTTAATGCTTTATGGAGGAATACTATAGATGAAAAAGGAAATACGCAAAGAGAAGTGATATTTAATCCTAGAGCAGATACCAACAAAACACTGCAACAAGTATATATACATGAAATGTTACATGATATGACTGGAACAAAAGAATTTGAAGATTTGTCAAAATTGATACTAGATAAAAACAGCAATAGAGAAGGTTATAGTGAGGCAAGAAGTAATCTTGAAGAAATGTATTCACAAGTATATGATAAAAATAGCAAAGAATTTAAAAGTTTGATAAATGAAGAAGAGATAGCAGATACATTAGCACAAAAACTAGGAGACCAAGAGTTTATTAATTCTTTAAATAAAGAAAAGCCTAATGTATTTAAGAGAATATATAATTGGGTAGTAGATAAATTAAATAAATTCACAGGAAGTAAAAATGAAAAGATTTATTGGGAAGATGTAAAAAATAAATTTGAAAGTGCTTATAGACAAGAGTATCAAGGAAATAATAATAATATTCAAAGTAAACTTTCTTTTACAGGTAGAAATTCTAACAATACTAATACAGTTCATTTAGAGAGAGAGAAAGACAAAATAGTTGAAAATGCTTCAAATAAATTATATAATAACAGAAGAGGTGGAGTGAATGGAAAACAAGAAAATCAACAAAATGACAGACGAAGAGTTCAGGGACTTCTTGAAATATACGAAAAAGGGCAAAGAGATGAAAACACAGATTATGAAAAATTATACGGAATTAAAGCAAATGAACAAGTCACAGAAAAAGAAGTAAAAGAAAGCATTATAAAATATGCAAATAAATATCAAAAAAAGAATTTATCAGCAGATGAAAGGCAATTAAAAGACATAATTAATAACTTAAATGGAAATGTTGTTTTTTATGAATATGGAAAAGAAAATTATTTTCAAGGGTTATCTGATAAGAATACATTTTATATTGATACTAAAGGAAATGAAAATACTAAAAATATTTTCTATCATGAAATAGTTCATTTCTTGAGACAAAACAATAATGAAATATATGTTAAAGAAATTCAACCAATTGTAGATAAAATAGCTTATGATTTTGATTATCAAGAAGCTATTTTTAATTATGCTAAATCATCTGGTGACTTATTTAATGTAAATGATTTAAACGGAAGCAAACAAAAAATATTAGCAGAAGAAGTTATAGCTGACCAAGTAGCAAGTATATATGGAGATTTAAAAGCAGATTATGGAGTTCCTAAAAATTTGATAGATGATATAAAAAAATCAATGAATAAAATATTAAACAGAACATCAAATGGTGTTACTAATACTAGACAATCTATAGAACAACCAGGAGCATGGCAATCATTCCTAGAAAATCAAATAGGCCCAACAGGTAAAGGTAAAACAGTTCAAGAATTAAGATTACCTACAAAGGAAAACTGGGATATAGTTAAAAGTCAAAATATAATAAACCAAAACAATAAAGAAAGACTAAAAGACATAGGTATAACAGAAAATAATGACCTAATAACCAATAACAATGATGAAGACGTAGGAGAAGAAAAAATAGCTCAAATTTTAGAAGAAATGCCATCAAAAGAAAAAGAAAAAAGTAGAGTATTAGCTATATTTAAAGCTAATGTTTTTGACAAAGGAATTGTATTTGAAGAATTATCAAGAAAAACTAAAAATCGAGAGTTGCAAGGAAAATGGGATTATACTTTAACTGCTAGCGCTAGAGGTCAAAATGCAATTGGTATGCCTAGATATGAATTTGATAGTAAAACAAAGACTCAAAAATTGATAAGCAAAAGTTTAGAAAGCATAAGAGAAGAAGTTGGAAGTAATGCTACTGAATTTAATAAGTATATGTATCATCAATTAAATATAGATAGAATGACGTTAGAAGAAAGATTTGGTGGGGATACAGGACTGAATTATGAAAGGAAAAATCCTGTTAAGAATAAACCTGTTTTTTCAAATGAAATAACAGCTGAAATATCTAAAAAAATAGTAGATAAGTATGAGGAAAAGAACCCTAAGTTTAAAGAATGGGCAAAAGATGTTTATGATTTCCTAGATGCAAATACACAAGAATTAGTAAAGTCAGGAGTAATATCAGAAGATACTAGACAGCTATTTAAAGAAATGTATCCGCACTATGTTCCTATATCAAGAGTGAATAATAAAGGAAATGCAATAGCAGTACCTTTAGATACAAGGAAAACTGGAGTAAATAGTCCGATAAAAAGAGCTAAAGGTGGAAACCAAGATATTTTGCCATTATTTGAAACAATGGCAAATAGAACTTTGCAAACATATAGTTCAAGTGCTAGAAATAATTTTGGAGTAGAGTTATTACATACTTTGCAAACAGTTCAAACAGCAGAAAATATAGATGTGTCTAATATTATAGAAGAGCTTACTAATTCAGATAATAACGAATTACTAAAAGAAGGAAATAAAACAACTCCTCCAACTTTTACTGTTTTTGAAAATGGAGAAAAAGTTACTTTCGAAATAAGTAAAGATATGTTAGATGCCTTAAAACCTGTTAGTGAAGGCTTAGCAATCAAAATTAAAGCATTAAATAAAATTAGTAATTTTAGAAGAGGTGTTTTAACAGAATACAACCCTATATTTATGGTAACTAATTCGCTAAAAGATATTCAAGATATAGTTGGAAACTCGCAACATACTATAAAAACAATTTCTAAATTACCAGAAGCATATAGTCAGATAATAGACAAAGGCTATTGGTATAATGAGTATATACAGAATGGTGGAGAGCAAAATAGCTATTTTAACTCTAATGATGGTTCATTTGAAAATGATAGAAAAGTTAGTATGAGCAAGAATATAGCTACAATGCCACTTCGAGCAATTAGTAAAGTAAATAACATTATAGAGATGTCACCAAGACTAGCAGAATATATTGCAAGTAGAGAAGAAGGCCGAAGTGTAGAAACATCTATGCTAGATGCAGCAAGGGTAACAACGAATTTCAAAGCAGGAGGAAATGTTACAAAGTTTCTGAATAGAAATGGAGCAACATTCTTAAATGCTTCTGTTCAAGGAGCAATGCAACAAGTAAGAAATATTCAAGAAGCAAAAATAAAGGGCCTAAAGGGATGGACAGTTTTAGCTTGTAAGTATGCTGTTTCAGCTTTACCAGTTATATTATTAAATAACATTTTATGGAAGGACGATAAAGACTATCAAGAATTACAAGATTATGTTAAAGATAATTATTATTGTATAGCTAAATATGGTGATGGTAAATTTATACGAATACCAAAAGGAAGAACTACAGCCACTATTCAAAAAATAGTTTCAAATACCAGTGAATATTTAACAGAAGACAAACAAATAAATATAGACAATTTATCTAAAGACTTTTGGGAAGATTTACAATTTACTATGGATAATTTAGCACCTAATAATCCATTAGATAATAATATTATATCTCCAATTATACAAGCAGTAACAAATACAAGTTGGTATGGAGAAGATATTGTTCCAAGTAGATTACAAAATAAACCTGTGGTAGAACAATATGACGAATCTACAGATAAATTAAGTAAATGGTTAGGCGAAAAGTTAAATGTTAGTCCATATAAAATTAATTACTTATTAGATCAATACGGAGGTGGTATTAGTGATGTAGTATTACCAATGTTAACACCTCAAGCCGAAAATAATATTATAGAAGATAAATTTACAACAGATTCAGTAATGAAGAGTAAATATCCTGGTGAATTTTTTGAGAAAAACGAGAAATTAAATATTTTAGCTAATAGTGATAAAGCAAGTGATTTAGACAAAATTAAAAATAAATACATGGAAGATATCTCTGGAGAAATGAATAAATTGTATCAACAAAAAAGAAAAATTGAAAACTCAGATTTGAAAGATGAAACAAAGAAAGAACAGCTTAAAGCAGTACAAAAAGAAATAAATAATTTAGCTAAAAAAGGAGTAGAAGAAGTAGAATTTGCTAAAGTAAAAGATTTAACAGCAGAAGCAGGAGAAGAAAAATATTATAAATATCATGGTGAATGGACAAAGCTTGATGATGATGAAAAAGAAAAAACACAAAATATATCTTTAGAGTCATATGCAGATTTTAAAAACAAAATATATTATGAAACTCAAAGGCAAAAAGACTCCGGTGAACTAGAAGAAGATAAACAATTAAAAAATACTACGAAATCTAAGATATTATTAGATTCTAAATATTCAGATAAAGATAAATTAGAATTGTATAAGAATTATATATCCAGTACAGACAAAAAGGTATCAGTAGCAGTTGAAAAGTTAGGAATGCCTATAAATGTATATCTAGATTATAAAAGCAATAAGTTTGAAAATGATAAAGACGAAGATGGCGAAACAATTAGTGGAACTAAAAGGGATAAAGTTTATAATTATGTGAATAATTTAAAAGATGTTGACTTAATATATAAATCCTTAATAATAAAAATGTCAGATATTAATGATCCATATGCAGATAAAGCCATTGTAGATAATGTGAACAAAAATAAAGATATTAATAGTGAAGAAAGAATAGATATATTAAAAACTTTAGGATTTAAAGTTGACAAATATGGAAACGTTGAAAATTTAATTTTTATCCCTATACGTTCAAGAATAAAATAATATTGAAAATAGAAAATATTAGTGATATGATGTTTTAGGGGGATGAAATATGAAGAAAAAAGTCGTATTGATAATATTTGTGATAATTGCATTAATAAAACCGTGTTCATTAGCACACTCAGGAAGAACAGATGGATATGGTGGTCACTACAATCGTTCAACTGGAACATATCATTATCATACTGGAGCTTATTCTGGAGAATATACAGCACCTGTTGAAGAAGGTGGAATAAGAATAGATAAAAATAAATATGCGAGCCAAAGTAACTCAGAGACAAAATTAAAGGTGAATATGAATGATACTAGGGATTTTAATGCTATTACAGAAGAAAATGATAGATTAAAAACTGAGGTTGAAACAAAAAGAAACTCTATAAATAATATGAATAATAAAATAAAAGAACAGGAAGCTAAAATAGGAGAATTAGAAGATAGTAAAACATGGCTACATATAATATATATTACAATAATAATTATAATGCTTATTTATGGATATAAGCATTTAGAATAAATTTAGAGCACTTATTTAAGTGCTCTTTTATAATGGAGAAAAAATGAAAGATCAAGTAATAAGAAAAGTAAGTAGGCAAGATGGTGGAATACCACAAACAATACAACAATTAATTAGAAAATATAGTTTAGATACTATGTGGGATAATATACAGACAGGAACAATAAATGCAGATAGAATTAAGACTGGCAGTATAAATGCCAATTTAATTAAATCTGGAACCATGACAGCGGATAGAATTAAAGGTGGTACTTTAATTCTAGGTGGAGAAAATGATGTTAATGGTTCTATGCAAATAAAAGATGCATTTGGGAACAATTTAGTTTCAATTGGAGAAGAAGGAATAAAACTTGAAAATGGAACACAATTAATTACTGAAGATGGAATTTTAAGTGTTATACAGTTTGGTAAATATGAATGGGGAAAAGTTGGCTTTAGTGCAGACCCCTCAAGCAATACTATGTGGAAAATGACTTATAAAATTCCTGTATATATTCCAAAAGGATATACTATATTAGATGCAAGAGTTGTTTTAATGCACTCACCAATTAAATGGAGTGGATATGGAAAAAGTGGCTGGGGATATTGTAGAAATTTAAAATTATATAAAAATGAACAATCATCAGATTGGTATGAAGAATTGGTATTAGATTCTGAAGGATTTACTGATGAAGAATACTATACAAACGAAATAGAAAAAGCTTTTGGTAATAGTGGATTTTTGCCATCTGTTCCATCAAATGAACTGCATAAAGTTGAAACAGTTATTAGTAGCAATATTGCTAGACACTTAGTAACTGATAAACGTATTACACTTCAAATACATTCAGCTGATAATCCACCTGAGTTTAATATTGATGTAGGAGATGTGTATAGTTCAAAATGTTTAAATAACACAGGAAATTGCATAGCTTTATTAACAGTAATAGGTTTTTATAAAGGAGGTAAGTGATGGACATTGAATTTACTAGAGGTGATACTCAATTTTTTAAGTTTCAAATTAAAGATGGCGAAGGAAATCCAATCCAATTAACTAGCGAAGACAAAGTTTATTTTACAGTTAAGCAAAATGCTAATAGTGAATATATATTAATTCAAAAGAGATATTCAGATGACATTCAATATTCTGAAGGGTATTTTAATTTTGTTTTAAATTCAGAGGATACTTCCGATTTAGCTTATGGAACATACAATTATGATATAGAATTAAAATCGGGTGATTATGTTAAAACGTTGGGGCAAGGAACTATTACATTAACAGAAGAAATTACTTTTAGGAGTGATGAATAATATGAATGAAATAAATGATTTAATAAATTCAGATATAGAAACTAGAGAAATAACAGATTTAAGCAGTAGTGAATATGAGAATTATAGTGTTAGTGATTTAATCAATATTCCATTGATTGTTGGACCACAAGGACCACCAAATGTTTTAAGTATTGGAGAAGTAAAGACTGGAGAAAAGTCAGCTGTAGCTATAAGAGGAAATTCACCAAATCAAATCTTAGATTTTACTCTGGAAAAAGGTGATAAAGGAGAAATTGGAGAAAGTGGAGTATATATTGGAGATACTGAACCAATTGATGAAGTAATAAAAGTATGGTTGCAACCAGATGGTAAAGGGTCTAATATCTTGAAAATAAGAAATAGTGAAGGTGAATTTAAAGGTGTTTTAAGCATTAAAGGAGATCAAGGAATACCTGGAGAAAATGGAGCAAATGGAAGTCCAGGACCTGCTAACACACTAACAATAGGAACTGTTAAAAGTGGAGATACTCCAAGTGCAACAATAACAGGAGAATCTCCTAATCAAGTTTTAAATTTAATTTTAGTCAAAGGAGATAAAGGAGATGTCGGACCAGAAGGACAAGAAGGTCCACCAGGGACACCAGCAAAGAATTATATAATTAAAACTACTAGTAGAGTAGTAGAAACAGCAATAGAACAAAATACGAATTATGAAGTACCTACTTATGAAGTAGGTACTAATTCTTTGTCTGTTTATTTTGAAGGATCTAAATTAATAAAAGATTTAAATTACATAGAAATAGACACAACACATATACAATTCAAAGATTGGGAAGTACCAGTAGGAAGTAATTTAGAAATAATAACAAGAAGGGAGGAAAAATAATGAGTGAACCATTAATTTTAACCTTAAAAAAGGAATTAGAAAAAAGAAAAACAAATATGACAATAGAAACTAATGCAGATAGAAATTATAGTCATACTGGTGGAAATCAATATTTGCAAGAGCCAATACAATTTCAAGTAAGTAGAGGGAATGCAAATGAAAAGCTAACATTGACAACTAATGGAATAAAAATAGGAGCAGGAATAAATCACATAAATGTTAAAGGAACAGTTTCTGTACTGCATAAGGAAAGTGATGGACGTAATGCATTTATATACATAAGAAAAAATGGTATAAAAATGACAGAAATTCAACATAGATTACAAAATATGAATGAAGCTTATAATATGTCTACATTTTATAATTATATGGAAGTAAAAGAGGGAGATTTAATCCAATTGTATATAGCTTTAGATAATGCAAATTTTACAATTAAAGGTTTAAATAAAATATCTGCAACACAACTATATGTAGAAGTAGTAGACTAAGGAGGAGCTATGGAAAACAAAGAAGATAACTTCGAAATACAAGTTCTTACTAGATTAGCAGTAATTGAAAGTAAACTAGATGACTACAAAAAAATAGAAGATATAACATATAGAGCTTACAATAATGCTAAAGAAAATACAAAAGATATAAATAATATAAAAGAAAATATAACATCTTTAGAGAAAGACGTAGAAGCTATAAAAGAGCAACCAAGGCAAAGATGGTTTAATTTAGTAGGAAATATAATATCTATTGTAATAACAGCAATAGTAACATTTATATTAGCAAAAATAGGAATTTAATAAAGGAGTGATAATATGCTAAACAATAAAATTTATGACATATTAAAATATATAGCACAAATCGTGTTGCCAGCTTTAGCAACCCTGTATTTAGCATTAGCAGGTATATGGAATTTACCTTATGGAGAAGCAATATCTGGAACAGTAATGGCTATAGATACATTTTTAGGCGCAATCTTAATGCTTTCTAGCACGAAATATAATAAGAAGGGGGAATAGTATATGGAAGATAATGAAGAAATAGTAGAAACAATGGAACTAGCAGAACAAGATAATAGAGGGGAGGATAATGAATAATGAAAATAATCGAAAAATTATTATCAATTAATCCTTTTAGTAGAACAGGAGAAAAATTAAATTCCGTAAAACAAATTGTAGTACATTGGGTTGGAAATGCTAATACATCTGCAATAGCAAATAGAAACTATTTTGAAAGTTTAAAGAATAAACATATATATGCAAGTTCTCATTATATTATTGGATTAGATGGAGAAATAATAAGATGTATTCCAGAAAGCGAAGTTGCTTATCACGCAGGAAATGGAACAGTAAATAGAAATAGCATAGGAATTGAAAATTGTCATCCGGATTGGACGGGAAAATTTAATGATGTTACATACAATAGCCTAGTAGAATTATGTGCAGATATTTGTAGAAGATATAATCTAAATACTAATAATATGATTAGACATTATGATGTAACAGGAAAAGTATGTCCTAAATATTATGTAGAAAATGAAAATACTTGGATACAATTCAAGAAAGATGTTGCAAATAAAATTGGACAACCTGTAACAGAAGTTGTAATAGAACAAGAAGGGAGCGATGAAACAGTGAGAAAATATAAAAATGGAAGTACAAGAGAATATATATATGCAGATACTAATTTAACAAAACAAATAGGAAGTTTAAGCCCATATGAAGAGTGCGACTGTTTTGGAATATATAACAACAGACCTATGGTACGTTATAAAGTCGATGGATCTAATAACTACAAGATAGGTTTTGCTAAATGGACTGGTGGAGTGAAATAAATATAAAAAGTTAGAAGAGGTGTAGTGTAATTTATTTATGCTACACCTCTTTTTTTATGCCTATAAATCAAGGATTATACTAACTTATTTACATAATACAAAAAATATGATAAAATGTAATAGAAATGTAATGAAAATGTTAATAAAACATAAAAAACAATATAAAAATAAAACAAATTGATTAATTTAAGGATTTTTTGACAATAATATTGTTAATATAATATTCATTAAATGTTGAAAATTAAAATAAACTATTATAAACTATTAATACATTAAATTTATATAATATTAGTAGGAGAAGAAATGAATGTAACAATAATAGGATATCATGGAACAGACAGAAAAAGCGCAAAAGATATTTTAGAAGAAAATAAGTTTGATAAATCAGAAAATGAAGATGACTGGTTGGGGAGTGGGGTATATTTTTATACTAAATTGGATAATGTAATATTACTTAATATAAGGAGATATATAAATCAATATAAAAAATATCCAGAATACAAAGATTTATCAAAAGAAAGAAAAATTATCATATCTGAAATACAATGTGATGAAGAAGAAATATTAGATTTAAATGAAATTGAAAATTTGAGGAAATTTTTAGGATTATGGAAAATGTTTTATGATAAAGTGAAAAATAATAAATATTATAAAAAGCTTAAAATTAAAGATTGTTATATAATAAATTGGCTATTTGACCATACAGAGTATTTTGAAGGTTGTAAAGTTATAAAAAATATTTTTCAACTAGATCTGAAATTTAATAGAAAAATTTTAGATATATTTTATAATAAAACAAGAATAGGATATACTTTACATCAACAATATATATGTGTGATTGATACAGGATGTATTTCTTCGATACAATTATTCAATAAAAATTATCAAGAAGAATATGAATATATAAAAGATTTGACAAATAATATTTTAATGATAGGTGATGAAGATGAAATTTAAAGAAATGTCTTGGGAAGAATTACAAAAAGATTTTTCTAAGTTATTAGAAAAATATTCAGATGATGAATTAATCGAAAGTTTACTAGGTTACAATATTAAATATAATCCGATTAATATAATTGATGAAGTTAAAATATTAGGAGATAATAAAATACATGAAAAATTTTCTATAAAAAATGTATGTGAATATAAAGAAAATGTAAAACAAGATAAAAAAAATAATGAAGGAGATATATTATGGAGAGAAAGTCAGGAGAATCTTTTACAAGCAGCTTAAAGTTTATAAACTATATTGTAAACAATGTTAATTTTAGATATAATGAAAATGTAAATAAAGAAAAAAGAACTTGGAAATTGACTTTTGATATAGACAATAAAGTAAGTGCAAATATAGAGAAAGACAAATTTAAAGTTGAATTAACTACAAGTTTATTTAAGGGGATAGAAGATGCACCATTTTATTTAGATGTAACAATAACTGGATACTTTGAATTAGTAGGCGAAGATGATATAATGAAATTTGAAGCAAATGCAATAGCAATAATGTATCCATATTTAAGAGCAATAGTGTCCACATATACTGCATCTGCAAACGTTAGCCCTGTAATTTTACCAGCAATAAATGTAAATGCAATGTTAAAAAATAAAAGAGGACAAGAAAAAATGGAAAAGGACTAGAAATAGTTCTTTTTTTGTTTCGACAAATTTCGCGAGACAGAAGTGAACATAAGATGGTATACTATTATTGGGAGATGATAGTATGAAAGAAATGTATATTAAATCTCTACGAATGATAAAAGAATTAAATATAAAAAACAAAAAAGAATATAAGAATCTAGTCAGAAATTATCTAATTTTAAATTTAGAAAGTCTGAAATACATATGTCAGACTAAAAGTTTTAGAAAAATTAAAAAAATGGCTAAAAGTACGTAAATTTAGCCATATAATTACTCTAAACAAAAATAAAAACGTCTTAGAATTGATTGTCGTAAGAATACACTTTAAACGCAGTAGTATCAACGATTTCAAAGAAACTACTTTACAATATTATAAAAATATTACTAATATGTTCGTAAAATACTGTTGCCCAGTAGAAGCGCCAGAGGAAGAATAAAAAAGATGGTAATACATAGCAAAAGAGGTTACGAAAGTAGCCTCTTTTAAAAATGCTTAAAAATTTATATTAAAGGTGATACACAAATGAAGATTACATGGATAAACAGAAGAAAAAGTTATGAAAAGGCTATAAAAAATAAAAAACTTAGATATGTGCAAATTTTAGAAAGATTATGCTTAGGGAATAAGTCTGCAAAAGAGATTGCTGTGGAATTGTATAATTTAAATTTTGTAAATACAGATGAACGAAATGTAGCAGCTCCTAGATTAACGGAATTAGAAAAAATGGGATTTGTAGAGGAAACAGCGAAGAAAATATGCGAATACACGGGAAGAACTGTAACCGTATATAAAATTACTAAAGAAGGATTTAATTTTGTAAACGAAATTAAGTAATAAATAAGAGAACAAAATAAAATGTAATACAAATTTAATAAAACGATTAGATTTTTTGAAAAATAGTATCCGTAATTATGCTAAAAACTTAGAATAATAAAGAAAAAGATATATGTAAATAAATATATACAAAATTGATAAAAAGTGTATATTTATATAAGAAAACAGTATGTAATGATACAAAAGAAGGAGCTGGTAAAATGGAAATTGTTAGAGGTAAGAAATTAAAAAACAAGCTGAGTATAATAGTAATAAGCATTATAGTGGGAATAGTACTATTGGTTATGGGAATAATTTCATATGCTAAAAGTAATGAAGAAATTACAACATTAAGTATTTTTACTAAAAATGGAGATAGTACTGTTAATTTAAGTGGTGCAAAATATACTATAAAGAAAGTAATGCAGGATAAAGATGGAAAAGAGATAGAAGAAGAAGCAAAAGACTTTAAAGGAAATCTTATAGGAAACATAGAAAATATAAATGGAACAGATTATAGGGTTATAGAAAGTGACAAAAATGGAGAAATAAATTTAGACTTAAAGTCTGGGAGATATAGAGTAACAGAAGTGCAAGCACCTACAGGATATAAGTTAAATGACAATAACACATATGAGGCTAATTTAGAGGCTAAAGGGGAATATTCTATATTTTGTGAAAATAGAGAATGGGAAAAAGAATATGAAGCATCAGATAATGCTTCAACATTTTTTGTTGTATTAGATATAAAAGAATCAAAAGACGAAGAATATCTTGCTTTAGTAATAGTAAAAGCAGATAATTATATTATACCAGCAGAAGAAATGGAAAATAATAAAGCAAAAGAATTACAAAGTGGAATTCATATTATTAGATATAATGCTAACAATAAAATTAAAGAAGTGGTATGGCTAAATAATAAAGTAGTAGAAAAATTAAAAAATGTGAATACTAAAGTATCTCAAGAAGAATTTGAATTAAAATTAGAGATAATACAAGAAACAGATAAAAATTATGTATTAGGTTTTAATATATTAGAAAATAATGATGGTGAATCATTTTCTATTGGATTTTTAATGTATTTTTCTAAAGATGGTACACCAGAGAAAATATCTAGTGAGAATTATGACTGTATAATAAATACAACAGATAGTATAGTAAATAATAATATAACAACAATAGGAATGGTAAATGGTATTACAATTATACCAGCAGAAGAAACAAGTGATAACAAAGAAATTTCTGTAGGTATAGATGGAAAACTTACTAAAATACTAATACAATTTAATGAAATAGGGAAAGTAAATTGGGCTATTAACATAGGTGATATAATACAAGAAACCAATATGATAGAAAAAGATAACAAAATTGTAGTAGATATAGAAGTTAAGGAAAAAACAACTATAGATGAAAATAATACAGTAAGTAAAGAAAAAATAGAAGTAGAACCTGGAAAATATCAATTAATAGCTAATAACAATGGAAAAATAGAAGAAATTAGAGAAAGAAAGAATCCAATCTTAATTGTTGATGAAGAGAAAATTATAAATTATTCAAATAAGTTAACATCAGATGGAGGAAACTTTATATCAATTCGCTTTAGTTATGATGTGGACGATAATGATTGTATAATAAATTCAGAATGGACAACAAAAGGAGAAGAAATAATCCTAGAGAGAGATGAAGATTATATTATAAAATTAAATTCTGAAGAGAAAGTAGAATGGATAAGAAAATTTGATACAAATGATTGGAATACAGGAAATTTAGAAATTTTTGAAGTTAATAATGGATATATTGTTACAGGTTCTGTAGATAATATTTATATAGAAGATACAACTTCAAAATTACCAATAGATGGAATAGATTTTGAAGAACCAATAGAAGCTAAGCTAAATAAAGATGGTCAAATAATGTATGCTAAAAATGTAGAAAAGAACGAAGAAAATGATTTAAAATATTGGATAAAAGACGTAATAAGGTTAGAAAATAATAAATACGTATATTTAAAAGGAAATTATGAGATTATAGAAAATGTTCCGATGCAAGAAAAAGATAAAGAACCTAGACCGACAACAGAAACTTTAATTTTTGAGAAATTAGAAAAATATGAAGAAAGAGAAGAAAAAAGAGAAAAAATAGATAAGCAAATTATAAATATTACAAATAAGCAAGAAGACTCATTACAAATTATAAAAAAAGATTCTAGAACTGCACAATTATTATCAGGTGCAAAATTTACAATAAAAAGAATAAATGAAAACAATGGTAATATAACAAAAGAAGATGCAATAGATAAAGATGGAAAATTAATAGGAAATATAGAAAATATTAATGGTAAAGACCTAAGAGTTGTTACAACAAATGAAAAAGGAGAAATTAATGAATCACTTCCAGTAGGTAAATATGAAATTATAGAAGTTAAAGCTCCAGAAGGGTATTATTTAAAACCTACTGTAGAAGAAAACACATATGAAGTAGAAATTACAGAACAACAAGAGGAGAAGAAAGAATGGAAGGAAATTTGGAATAGAATTGTAGGAAGAGGAAGAAATATAGAATTAAGAAATATAGACTTATACGAAGAGTACAGTAATTTATCTGTTTTAGATGTAAACGAAAGTGGTGTAGTAGTATATTTAAATACAGAAAATATAAATATTCCACCAGAAGATACCATAGATAATAAAGAAATAAACCTTAATAATCCGGTAATTATTAAATATAATTTAGATAATAAAGTTGAATGGGTAAAAAATACAATAAAAATAGAAAATATAAAGAGAACTAATGATGGCTATATATTAAATGGATGGTGTAAAGAAGATACTGAAATTTCAGCAGAAGATACAACCAATAATAAGTCTTTTATATTGGAAGGTGGTGGTTCACCAACAATAAAACTAGATAAAAATTTTAATATTGTATCTTTTTGGGCTGGAGATAGTGCTATTATAGACAATTTCTACTTATTAAAAATATATAAAAGCAAAACACTTCCAGAAATTTGTAATGTTAAAGATGAAAAAATTCAATTGAATGAAGGAACATATGTAGTAAAATTAAATGATCAACTTAAAATAGAAAAAATAAGTGGAAATTTAGGAAATATTAAAAGCTATTATAGTGAAGAAGGTATATACAAATTAGAAGATAATAGAATATTATACAGAAGAACTCAAGAAAAAGATGAAAAGGTGACAGTAGGAAATAATAAAGAGTTTACTTTAATAAATGGAAAAGAATACTTAGTGGATTGTGATTTTAATGGAAAAATAAACAATATATTTATAGGAATGGATGAAATAGATGAAGTAACAGAAGATGTAGATGGTTATTTGCTAAAAGTAAATAATGAAACAAGTACTAAGATACCAGCTGAATATACTAATAATGGAAAAGAAATAACTATAAATGATTATATGTATATAAAATTAAATCAAAATTTAAAATTAGTAAATAAGACTATAGGAGTAGAAAAAAGATATAGCCAAGAGAAGATTGCTTTAATGAATGTTGAAGAAGATGGATATATATTAAAAATATTTTCAAATAATGCAATTACTATTCCTAAATCTAATACAACCAATAATATAGATATAAATTTAAATGATCTTACAGAAAATATAATAAAATTTGATAAAGATTTGAAGGTAATAGAAGTAATAAATGAATTACAATTTGATCCTAGAAGTTATTCTTTATCAGACTTTGAAGGAAAATATGATGATATATATGTGATAGATATTAATGTGGGAAAATATCCTATAACAATACAATCTAAATATACTGTAAGGAATGAAGAAATAAATTTATCTAATAACACATATAAGATTATATATAATTCAGACTTTAAAGTAATTGGAGCATGTACAGGAAAACTAGAATATAATTTAAAAGAAGGAATTGTTTTTAAAGAAGAAAATAATTACGAAAGAATAATACCAAGTACTGAAACTGAAAGTGGCAAAGAAATTAAATTAAAATCTGGAAAGTCTTATATACTATATAATAAAAATGATATGAAAGTTAAACAAGTTCTTACTGGTTATAAATTAGATTCAGATTATAGTATAGAAATTGATAATGCACTATATCTTGAAAATGAAGATGGAGAAGAGTTTGTAATAAAAGCTGAAGATACAGAAGATAATGAAACAATTACAATAGAAGCAAATAGTAATTATATAGTTTTTGTTAATATGGATACATTTAAAATCAAAAGTATAATGTATACTTCAGATTCAGTATATAATATAGAAAAAAATGATGATGGATATATTTTAGATGGAAGATTTTATGAAGATAAAATTATTTTAGGAAAATATACTGAATCAGGAAAAGATATAAAGTTACCGCAATGGGAAGAATGGTCAAACTACACTATAAAGTATAATGAACAAGGAAAAATTCAGTGTATAGTGAAAGGTGACTTTGTAAAGCTAGAAAAGAAAAATGAAACTTATAAGTTTTTATTAAAAGATAAGAGTAAAAATAGAGATGAAATCAATAATAATGATGCATATAAATTAATAATATTAGATAGTAATTGGAATACTATAAAAGAAATAAATGATTTCTTATTAGAAACTTCAGATGGTGGATATATATATAATAAAGAATATATAACTAATACTACAATAACAAAAGAAAATAATACAATAGGAGAAGATATTTTTGTAAATAAAGGAAGATACCTTGTAAAAGAAAATAAAGAAGGAAAAATAGAATGGTTAGTGAAAGAACAATACTTTATTAAAGAACTCACAGAAATAAACAATACGTATTTTGGAGGAACTTTAATATATACAACTTATAGTCAATTTAAAATTGAACTTAATAGAATTTCAGAAGAAACTATTAAAGAACAACTAACAAACAAAAAAGTAATAAACATAACAAATGAATCAGATGTAGGAAAAATAGTTACAAAATATGTAGACAAAGCAACAAACAAAGAAATAGCAGTAAGTGAAGAAATTACAGATAGGGTAGGAGCAGATTACGAGACGAAAGCAAAAGAAATAGAATACTATAAATTAGAAGGAACTCCAGAAAATGCAAAAGGAAAAGTAACAAATGGAACAACAGAAGTAATTTATTACTACAATAAGCAAGACTTTAATATAAAAGCAGACAAAACAATTTCAGAACTATATGTAAATGGAGAAAAGCAAGATGTAAAAAATAACAAAAATAATATTTTCCAAGTATCAATAAATAGAAAAGAAGTAACAAAAACAGATTTAAAAATAAGATATATAATAAGAATATCAAACACAGGAGAAATACCAGGAACAGCAGGAAAAGTTACAGATCAAATACCAGAAGGGTTAGAATTCTATCAAGAAGACAATCCAGATTATTGGAAATTAGAAAATGGTGTAGCAATAACAGATAAATTAGACAATAAAGTTATACTACCGGGACAATTTGAAGAATTAGAAATAATATTAAGATGTTCTAATTTAGAAGACAAATTAGGTGTAAAAACAAACCATGTAGTGGCAGAAAATATGAATAATGAACCTAATTTTGAAGATACAAACAAAGAAGATGACAAAGGAAAATGTGACTTAATAGTTTCAATAGGTTTAGGTGGAACAGACATAATAGCAATATTAGGAGTTTCTACAATTTCACTAATAGTAGTTGCGAAGGTAATTAATAAATTTAGAAAAAGAAGTAAATAG